GCGTGTTCTTCCCCGTCCCCAGTTTCTCTGCTATTGCCTCATAGTCCCAGCCCTGCATAAAGTACAGCTCAAAAGCGTTATACTCTATTTCCCTGCCTGCCATTCTGCGCCTATGCTCTATCTCTTCTACCGCCTTGTCTATGTGCGCTGTCATAATCAGAGTTTTAAAGCGGCTGCGCCTCACGCTCTCTAAGTATGTCCGCTGCTGCTCGTCGGTCATTCCCTTAAGCTCTAACTGCTCGCCGTCGCTTATGGCGTTCTCGATATGGAAAGCGGCATCACGGTAGCATTTCATAAGCGTAAAAGTATTGTGGTACTTATCACGCTTGCGCTCTTTTTCTTCCTGCCGCTTGTACTCGGCTACTGCTGCCCGTGCCGCTTTCTGTATCAGCTGCTCTACCTCTGGCGTTACTTCAATCGTTGTTTCCTGCATCTTCCTTGCCCTGCCTTTCATTCAGTTTCTTAAGCTGCCCGTAAATATCTACCAGCAGCAAAATTGCAATAATCAATAAAATATTAGTCATGCCTGCTCTCTCCTTTCCTGCACGGTGGAAACGGACAGCGCCTACAGTCCCGCTTTTCGCAAGTCCCCTTGTAGCTCTCTCTGTATCTCTGTTTATCTTCAACACTCCAAAACACTACCCTTGTTTTTATCCCCGCATCTTCCAGACGCTCTTGTATCCCTCTAAGCTCCCGTCTATAAAAATCTTCTCTATGGCTCATACCCCGCCTTGTGTAATCTAATGGCGCTGCCTCTGTATCTAGCAATTCTTTTAAAATCATTGCTGTTGTTTCCCCGTACCGTCTGAAATGTCCCAAAACTATAAAGCTCTTTTGCCATGTAAATAACTTAAATCCTAATGCCGCCTCAATACGCTTAAATAATTCCTCGTATTCTGGGTAAGGATTTACATAAATCCAGCCGTTGCCTTTTTCGCTCATTTTAGCACCCCGCTTTCATACGCCGTAATGACTGCTGCCCGTAAGCCGTCTGCTGCATCATTCCTGCGCTGTATCCTATCTGGGCTTGTCTGCCTTATATGCTCTAAGTGGTCGCTCTCTAATATCTCCGCTATCTTTTCTGCTGCCTTTTGGCTATATGTAACGGCTCTAAGCTCATCAGCGCCGCCCAGTGCGTTTATCTCATACACTGCATGAAAGCTGCTGCCGTATTCCCTCACTTGCCAGCTGAATGTACGCCCCTTAATCTCTATCGGCTGCACATTATCGGCAACATTCCTGCATACCGTCCCTGCCGTATCAAAAGCCCCGCCCAGCCCCCGCATAAAAGACGCTAAAGCGTTTGTAAATGCCTCTGCCGCTCTTGTGGCTACAGATGCAAGGTCTATGCGGTTTATATTCTTAATTGCCTTTTTCGCAAGCCTGCGCTGCTTGCGCTTATCCAGTTCTAAAGGTGGGTTTACTCCATGCAGTTTTTTATAATTCTTTTTCCACTGCCTATACTTCATGCTGTTCTACCTCTCTTTCCCGTGCTATACCTTTTACCCAGATAACCGCCCCTTGTGGGTGCTTATACGGTATCGGCTTTTGGTACTGCACACAATTTTCAAGTACCCATGCGTAAGGAACACTGTAAGGCAGGCTTTCCCAGCCCGCCTCTATACAGTGCTTTCCTCTGTTTTTCTCGTACCTCTCTTTTGTAAGCTCTATGCAGTCTACAATATCCACTTGTCCCATAATGTGACTGCTGCCGCTTTGGATTAAATATATTGTGCCTCTCTTTTTTGTCCTGCTGCCCCGTATTTCCCAGCTTTTCAAGCCGCTTAAAATCAGCCTTAACCACTTTTCTTTGATTATCAGCCCGTCCATGCCTACTGCCCGCCTTTCTGGTAGTCCTCAATGCTCATTTGTCCCGCTATCTGCTCTGCCCCCCCCCCGCTGCGTCCTGCGGCTCTGTCTGGCAGCGCAACATGATTTCATGCAGTAAATATAAATCGTCCTCGCTTACCTTGTCTGCCTGCTGCATAATCTCCCTTGCGGTAAATACTACCCACTCCGTATTATTCCAGTCCTTTTGCGGCGTGTCCGTTTCGGACACCTTTAGCACGGCATCTGCGGCGGCTTTCGTTGCGGCGCTTACGCTCTCCTTTACCCACTCCCGCAGTACCTTTGCGTGCTGGGCGGCTAATTCTGCCTCTTTTGCCTTTTCCTCTGCCTCTTCCCGCTTGCGCTCTGCCTTTTCTATCTCTTTGTCACTCTCTTCCTGCTGCTTTTCATAATCCCGCTGCGCCTGCTCTGCGTCCTCTGCGGCTTTGGCTGCTGTTTTCTCTGCCACCTTTGCGGCTATCTCCTTTGCCCTTATGTCCTCGCCCGCTGCCACTTTATCAGCAATAGCTTTCTGCTCTTCTGGCGGCAGCTTTGCAGCCTCATAAGCAGCAGTGATGCCCATATTGCCGCTCTTAAGCTGCTCTTTTACCTCTGGCGTGGCGTTATTGTTTATGCTCTCCATTCTGGCTACGTTTGTGCTGCTTTCATTCAGCATAGCGGCTATCAAATCCCGCATTTTTCCTTGTATCTCTAGCCCGTCCTCTTCCTTTGCCCGCATCAGCGCCGCTTTGGTGCGCTCTACTAACCTTGTTTTCTCATATGCCGTAAGCGGCTGCGTGTATCCGTTGCCAGCCAGCAGCCGCAGCTCATACATAGCCTCGCTCAAATCCATATAGCGGTAAAGGACTTTTTTATACTCCTTATGTCCCCGCTCCAAATTCAGAATATTAGCGGCGTTGCGTCTGTGTCCGTCGATTATGAAATACTCGCCCTTTATCCTCGCTAAAACCGTTGGTTGCTCTTGCCCTACGTGTAAAAAGCTGTCTGCCAGTTCCTCTATGTTCTCTAAGCTCTGGTGCGTGTTCTCCTGCGCCGCCTTTACCTCATACGGGCTTAAATAAATCTCTTTGTATCCCTCTGCCGCTGTTGGCGCTCCCGCTGCCTTTGTCTTTGCGTTCAAAATGTCATTTATACCAAACTTTGCCATATTCTTTACCTCGCTTTCATCTTTTCACACAATGTTATGTCTTTTTCTTGTACGTGTATTTTCTCTTCGCTTTCTTCCCCTATATGCCTAGCCCACCAATCATTTTTTAACGCTTGGCAGTACCTTACCCCTGCACCATTTCCACCACGCCCAGCATTATAACGTTTCCCGCATAATATGCACTCAACAAATCTATATCCTGCTATCTGATAATCTTTTCTATAGTTTTCTTTTCCCATTTTCTTTACCTCGCTTTCCCCGTATATGCCGTCACAAATTTCTTGTACCCCTGCGCCGCCCCGCAGCACGGGCTATACTCATAGATAGGCTTTTGCAGGAAAGAATTTTCCGCTACTTTTTTTGAATATCTTACAATCCCCAGAATATTATATATTCCCTGCTCTTCCAGCCACTCCACGCCTGCGCTCTCCCCGTCCGTGTTCTGGTATGACGTAATCAGAACGCCCGCCAGCTTAATTGCTGGGTTATACTCTTTTACGTCCTCTATCTGCTCTGCCACAATGTCCAGCCCCTCTAAAGCGTAATTATCCAGCTTTACGGGTACTATAACCTCGTCCGTTATTGCCAACGCATTTATCACGTTAAGCCCTATGTCTGGCGGGTTATCTATGATGCAGTAATCATAGTGCCATAACTTGCAAGCGCTATACCGCTCCGTCTGGTTTTCGTTTTCCTCTTTGGTTAAATTCCATGTAGCGCCGAAAAGTGACATATTCGCCGTGATAATGTCTATGCCCTCATACTCCGTATGCTGTATTATTTCCTCTGGGTTTAACCATTCCCCGCTAAGCAGCTTTGTTATCGGCGCTACGCTCTCTGCGTCGTATCTTCCGTATGCCTTGCTTAAGTTACCCTGCTTGTCATTATCCAGCAGCAGGACTTTATAGCCCCTGCGGTAAAGCTCATACGCCATATTTGCCGCTGTAAAGGTCTTGGCTACGCCGCCCTTTAAGTTCAAAATGCTTATTGTTTTCATTCTCTGCCTCTCTTTCTGCGCCGCCTCTAGCGCATTGTAATTGTTTCCTGCTCTTGTGTAAGCTCTTCTGGGTGCAGTAAATACCGCTCTATCAGTTCTGCCGCTGGCTGCCAGCCATAGCATACCGCCGTATAATATCCCTGCTGCCGCAGATACTCTAACCAGCGTTTCTGATTGTCCGTTGTGGTATTCTTTCCAGCCTTAAGCTCTATGTACAGCCCGTGGTATCCTGCCCGTACTGCTGGTAGCACAATGTCTGGCACTCCCGCCTTAACGCCCTGCCTCTTAAGCGCCGTGGCTGTCGCCTTGTCCCTTTTGCCGCCGTTTGGTACATGATGCAGATACTCTAACTCTGGCATACGCCCTTGCTGGTATGCCGCCCAGCTAAATAGCGCCTCTTGATGCCCGCTCTCGTCGTCCAGCCTAAAGTTCCTCATGTTCCCGCTCTCTCCTTTCCGTGGTTTTCCTCTCTTTCGTTCTGCGCCAGCACATCTGCCCTGCATATACTGAAATACTCACACCATATGCAGCAGTGCTTACAGTTCTTGCCTTTCTGGAATAACCAGTATATAAGCCTCTGCCTCATTCCCTATGCCCCTCTGTCGTCGTTATCGTTCCAGCGTTCCCGGTTCCTCATATCCTCGCTGGCGTGCTTTATGGCTACCGCCAGTGCGCCTACTGCTGCCAGCCCCGCACTCAAAAGCCCTGCCCCTATGACTGCTGCCGCAATCCCTATAACCTTTACTGCCTGCATCTTATCCCCCCTCTTTCTCCATTTTTACAAGCGTGTATCTGAAATACCCATATCCGTAATACTCTGGGCTATGTACTCCCTTGCTTACGCTGTCCTTGTCTACGTAGTAGCCCTTAATCGGTCTTGCCTCTGCCTTAAACCATTCACGGCTTGAAATTATCCGTATCTCTGGCTCTGGTCTTACTAAATTCCTGCTACAATTCCAGCGCTTGCCTTGTAGCGCCCCGTCCTCTGCTTTTCTGTGCGTATCCGTGTATTTAATCAAATACGCTGCCAGCTCCGCATAGTTCCCGCTATCGTCCAGAGGGAATACTTTTACTCTGTTATGCCCCTCATACGCCTTATACCAGCACTGCTGCAATATCTTTGTGTCTATCTGATTTATGACTAAATGATGATGCCTTGCGCCTTTCTTGCCTATCTCCATTACGTGTATGTATTTAAACTCTAGCCCAGCCTTTTTATACTCCTTGCGGCACTCCCTTAGAAATATATCTATGTCTTTGCGCATCTGCTCTTTTGTTCTCTCTGGCTCTCCCTTTTTCCGTATGTAGTCCAGCACTAAATGATAGTCACCGTATCCGTAATTTGCATTTATCAGAATACGCAGCTTTCTTTCTGCCTGCCTTGTGTTTATTTTCTCCTGCTGCTCTGTGGTGGGCTTAACCTTATCCCCCCTCTTTATCCCCTGCTTTTTATATCTGCTCGTAAAATAGCGCTCTACCTCTATGGTTTTACCCGCCCTTGTAATCCTCTCAACGTATGGCATATTTTTTACTCCTTTTTGGCTATCCTTGTCCTAAAGCTAATACTTTTATCAAGTGATAAAGCAGGCGCTTTGCCCGCATTTTGCTTGATATTTTCGCCATACAGTGATATACTGGATTTAGGTTGTAAAAGCTGTATAGCTTAGCCCTCTAAGGTATTCCCGTACCGTAGAGGGCTTTTTACTTTATCCACTTGTAAAAAGTTTCTCCGCATACTTGTAAGCCTCTCTGTAGGGCTGCTGGCAACGGTAGCTTGTGCAAGTGTGTAGCCTGCTGCCCCTGCAAAACTCGCAGGCGTGCAGCTTTGCGTACTCTTCCAGCCACGCCCTGCGGTCATGTTCCAATTTGTAGCGCAGCTTGTCTGCGTTCACTACCTCTATGCCTGCTGCATCTGCCTCCGCTATTTCGGCGCTCATTCCCTCGCTTATCCCGTACTTAACGCCCACTATCACAAAGTCGCAGCTTTTCAGCAGCGTTAAGCCTGCTGCCATGCCTGCCGCCCGTTCCTCTGGCTTGTCCTCATTTAAGCACTGCGTCATATATAAATGTGGCGTAATCGGCGCTAATCCCGCCTCTATCGCCTGCTTTGTAAGCGCCTGCGCATAGTCTATGTTTCTATCCAGCTGGGCGCTGTCAGCCGCCCTATACGGGCTGCATATATATACTTTCCTCAATCTATTCCTCTCCTTTCAGTGCCGCCGCAATCGCCTTATACTCCCGCTCTCTTTCCCTTATCTCCATTTCCAATTTGTCAAGCCGCTTAAACAGCTTATTTACCGTGCTGTCTGGCAGCCTTTCCCCTCCACGCACTAAAGCCTTGATTATTTCCAGACTGTCTGTGTCGTTCAGCTCTGCAAGTATCTGTATTTGTTGCGCCTTATGCCGTGCGCTGTGATAGCTGCGGCAGATTTCACTGGCTATCATGTACCGCCCTTTCAAAGCGTTCTATAAATTCCCGCTCTGTCTGCCATGCAAGCGGGTTTTCTACTTCCCGCTCTTCCCAGCACTCGCCCGCTCCCTCGTCCTCGTCAAATATAAAGCGTAAGTATGCGTGCGGGCTTTCCTCGTCCTCGTCTGGTATCAGCGCACTTAAGCTGTAAAATGCTGGTACGCCCTTAAAGCTGTATGTCTGCGGGCTTTCTTCTATCGCCAGCCTCATAATGCCGTAGGCGTTGCTTTCCAGAATAGCGCCCCGCTCTATTACTTGCTGCTTTGTCAGTGTGCAGGCAGCATTACCGCAAAATTCACACATTAGCCGCCCGCTCCTTTCTGTTAATCAGCTGTACCGATATTTCATAAGCCGTGCGCCGCTCCCTGCTGCCGCTGTCGGTATCAATAACCTT